CGGCCGTTTGTTTTGCGGGCGGCCAGCCGCTATCCCGTGGGATTAATTGCTAAAACTCTCGTCCCATCCAGAAGCGGTACAGCGGCAGCGGGGGTGACGTGTTGGCCCTTGCCCGTCGCTATAACCCTTTGGATCATAGAAAAACGGGTCGTCTATGCCAACGACTTTACCGTCTAGTTCCAGGCATATTTCGCAAGCGTCTGGGTTTGCCAGCCACACCTTCTGGGTGAATCCGGCATCTTTAAACGTTTCGCGATTTCCTCGTTCCTGCGCCGTGATCGTTTCTGAACGTGCGATCATCTCCGCCCGCCATCGCTCCATATCGTCAAACGTGTCCTGAATACGGCGGCGAATCGTGTCCATGTTCTCGCCCGCTTCGATGCCCTGGATCAAATTCGCCCTCAGCGTCGCCAAGGTTTCGGCCTCGACAGCGCCCGCGAGCTTGGGCGTGTACGATCTCAGCCATTCAAGGGCGCGTTCGTTTACGAGGTTGAAATTGACTCCTAGCGCGTACATGGTATCGGCGCGGACGATGGACACCCCGATAAGTTTAGAGAGAATGGCCGCCGACTTCGCCGTAAGCAACGCCTTATACTTGTTTCCGGGGTACAGCCATTGATCGACAATGCCAGTGTCGGCCTTCGTCACGGCCTCCGCCATTGACTTACCCGGCAACGGAGCGCGTCGCATGTTTGCCAGTACGTCCCGCCGCTCTTGCTTCCAAATGGCGCGGAGCGTTGACTTCATGCGCTTCTCATACGGCGCAAGGAAGCGATCGCGGGCTTGCCAGTTGGGCTTGATAGGCCGACGCCTGCGCTTGATACCAATAGCGGAGAGTATGCGGGTCTGTAACCCGGCGCGGACTTCCGCCTCACAATGTTCGCATATCACGCGGTCGGCGATATCGGAAGCGAGAGCGTCAAGATTAGGCATGGGCTGTTGGAGGTTCAATGAGATGTCCGTCTGGGCCATACTCATAGGGCGAATCAAGCAATTCCTCAAGGATGGACGCCATTTCTTTAAGAGTCTTTGCGGCGCGCATTTTCCGCTCAAGGTGAGCCTCGAATGCGGCGGGAGACATAACTTGATCCGACATTATTTCCCCTCCAATTTCTCCCTGACTTTCTGCAATACCATCCCGGCCAGTCTGTCAACGGACTTCCCGCCTTCGCCCGTGCCCGTGTCGATATTGCCTTCGTCGCCTTCCTCTCCCGGCTCACCCGGCTTCGGCTTGCCCCCTTGCGCGGGCGCGGGTACGATGACAGGCGCGGGGGTAGGCTCCGGCTCCCTTACGGCCTGAGACAATGGAATTAACGCGGAGGACACAAGCGGCTCATCCGCGCCCTCAATCGGTTCCTTGCCATCATCCGCCCGTTCCTCGTTAATCGTGCTAACCCCCGCCGCGATATCAGCCGTCCGCTTCTGTAGCAAATACGTCTTGTCCTCGGGTACGGGGTTGTCCGATGCCACAAATAACTTGCCCTCGGGGTCATACATCAGCATCAGGTCGCCGTTTAGCGTGTCGTCATACCGCGTGAGCCAGGGTTGAACGCCGTATTTTGCGTGGCTATATTGCGCCCCCTCGACGTTGGCCCGGATAGCGTTGGGGTCAAACAGCGCATAGGGACAGCCAAAGCCAGCGCAGATTTCAACGGCCGTCACCTTCTTCCCCTCTAGAAACGAAAGCTCGTTAGGCGTCATGCTATCGGGAAGGAACTTGATACCCGGAGGCAGCATCATGCTCTTGCCCGCCTGACGCGCCCCCGCGTATTTCTCTTGAATCTGAGCGGCGGCACGGTCTAAGGCTGGAACGCTCATGCCTGTTTCACTCGTAAAGATACCGCCCGGACGCGCTTTATTCTCAAACATAGCGCCTTCAAACTCTGCCATCTTGAAATTGACGTACAGGGAATCCGCCACGCCCCGCAACGGCGAAAAGCCCGTGTAATCGTTTAGCGGGTTGGGGTTACGGAAATGAATCACGTCCTCGGGCGGTAAGGTCTGCGTGACGTTGCCGCGCTTGTATTCGTAGCCGACGACATAATCGTCTAACGACTTACCGGGGACGGGATTCATGTACATCGCCGGGACGATCCAGGCCTGCACGGGCACGCCGACGTTATCCTTGACGCCGACATACCAGTACGCCTCTCCGCAAAGGTCCATGAAGGCCGAGGTCAGCCATTTAAGGTCCGTCTCGCTCATATACGGGTTGGGCCGCGTCACGAGGTCCAGATAGCGATGCTCGGTTACTTCCTCAATATCCTCGGACTTGGTAACGAATCGGCGCAAGTCGGCGCGTGACTCGATGTGTTTGCGACGTTGCCGGGTGAGCGAGCGCGGGCTGGTGGAGATGGTACGCCATGCCTTGCCTTTGCTCTCAGCGGCAACGAATAAGCCGGTAGGGATAGCGGAGCGGGCGTCGGCGTTGGTTCGGACGCAAATGAACGCCCATGACGTAAACCATTTGGCAACGTCTTTTTTATTGCCGGGTTTAGTCATGGCAAGCGCGGCCCCCTCTCCGAAATAGGAGAGGCCCGTCCAGACCGTGGGGTCGTTAATAAGCCCCGGCCCCGTTGCAGACTTCAGCGCCCGGTCATACGTTCCCTTGATACGGCCCACCTGTGCGGCCGCCCTAACAAGTATATTGGTCATTTGGATATTACGTCCTAATGGATATTAAAAAACCGTCACATTCCAACTGCTTCCGGCTTGGCCCATGTGCGTTACGATTCCATAACGTATCGCGTCCATAGCGTGATTCTCAAAGTCAACGGGAACAGGTAGCAATCCCTCAATGGGGGCGTCTTTATACTTATATCGCTTCCGTTCCCTAATGATATTTTCCGAATCTTTAAGAATATGGATCGTTCTAGCTCTTAAATAATCAATCCCCGATCTTACCGAATCCGCTCCCTTGCCGCAGGGATAGACGGAAAAGTCCTTCTCTAATAACTCCGCAATCGACTTTGGCTCTGCACTGTCGGCGTATATCTGATCTAGCCCCCCTATACCCGCCGCCTTCATGCGCGCCGCCAATGCGGGATTGGTCAGCCCCTTTTCGTAAATGACTTCCTCCAGCCAAAACTCATCGGCCTTGCGATAGATGCGAATGAGCGCGGCCGGGTCTACGCTATACCCGAAGTCTAGGCCATAGAAAATCTCATCCCAAAACTGGCCCTCCGGTTTATCGACAACATCCCAGTTGTAAATAATCCCTTGTGCCAAGGCCCAGCGACCCCAACGATAAATGGCGTATGTCGTTTTATCGCCAGCATAGCTTTCGAGCTTGGCCGCATATTCCGCACGTTCGGACGCTATCGGATTATCTTCAACTGTGGAGTGATGAACGAAAGAGCCGTCTCGTTTTCCTGGCCCCGTCTTTGGTTCATCATCCCAACAGAACATCTCCTTAATCCACGCCCCGACCGCCTCGTCGGGGTTTAGCGTAAGGATGATCTGTTTATAGAATGGCGTTACGCCGCGCAGGCGAAGGTCCAACTGGGTGAAGTCCTCGGGCGTGAACTCCGTTGCCTCCTCCATCCATATCCCGGTCAGGCCAACGATAGACTTAATTTTGAGCGGGTCATCAAGGCCATCGAATAAAAGCTCGTTAGGTTGACGGCCGGGTATGGCAAACTTTACGACAAGGTCTGATTTATTCTCGTCGTAAAGAACGCCCGTATCCGCAAATAGGCGACGGAACACTTCTAGCGTCGATTCGCGTATGCGCTTGCGAACCTTGCGGAGAATGAGGAAGCGATGCCCGCCTTCCGTGATACAGCGATAGAATAACTTACGGGCGGCAAACTCTGACTTACCCGAACCCGCCCCGCCGATGAGAATGAGATAGGGGGACTCGTTCGTTATGAGCGGCTTGAATGACTTGGAAATCAGAAGGTTAATGTCCACGCCGGACGCTTACCCCTTAGTATCGACGAACGTCACCTTGACGTTAACGGCAACCGGACCCTTTCCGTCTTCACCCGTAACCGCCATATTCGCGGGAATCGTCTTTGA